CTACTGTTATCATCTCGTATGTCAGCTCTCGCCATTTTAATCATTGATAATCTATCTAGGTGAGCCATCTCTTTTGCAAACACACGTTGGTCTGCGTTGTATTGCTCTACAAATCCTATTTCATCTATGACTTGAGCCATATTTTCCCCCAATGCCATTTCTTGTGCTTCTTGTCTCAACTGTAGGTCGTCTCCAAGACGACGTTCTGTGCCAATTCTAGTTACTTCATCCACGTAAGCTCGGTTAGAAAGTGCCGTTTCAGTAGCTATTTGTTCAAGTTCAGCAGCATCTTTTCTGAATTCCAATTCTTCGTTACTTTTGTCAAACTCTCCAAAAAGATCATTAAGACTAATCTGTCTATCCACAGCCAGTGTGTTTAGACGGTTTGAGAAAGCTGACTGTATTGCGTCAAGTTGAAAGTTTTCTTTCGCACTTCGCTTAGTTCTAGCATCAAGTTCTTTTGCTTCTATATCTTCTAATGTAAGAGTTTTCTGAGTAAGTAAATCTCCTTCAGATATCTTCTTTCTACTGGCTAGTTGATCCTTAGCAAGATCAAACTGAGACTGCTGAATTCCCGCTTTCTGTTGTAAGCTGGCTGCGGCTTGTTGTCCTTGCAGTTGGAGTTGCTTTCCCGCTATACCAACTTGTGCCAGTCCTACTTGTTCTTGTATAGTAGAAGCCCGTGGTGTTGTAGTGGGCGCGGCCTTACCTTTCTTAGCGGCAAGCGTACGCTCAATCTCACGTTGATCTATGGAAGAACCAGCTTTTGGTTGGGCTGTTAGTCTTTTATTTATGTCGTCTATTAGCGCCATGATTATCCTCCACCGTCAATGACTTGTTGTTCTCTCTGTCGTTCCGCTTCCTGCTCTTCTCTCTGTGCTATTCGTGCCTCTATGATCTTTTGCAGACGATTTTTCTCTGCGTCGTCGTCTCTTGCTTTCACAAGTCTGTCATTTAAGATTCTACGTTCTTCACTGTAAGCTAGGTCGGCCTGTGCATCTGCATTAAACTCATGCCATGCTCGTTCAACTGCGTTATGTAAGGTGCCGTCAGGGATCTTTTGCATTTTGTCGTATAAAGAGTCTAGTTGTTTTTGGTAGGTGACAGCATCATCATTACTCATCCATCCTTGATAGCCACCTAGGGTATCAATGTCTTGCGTTGGAGTCGGTATTCCCTCTTTTAGTAGAGCAAAGTTGGCATCTTCTTGAACAAGTCTGTCCATCCAATGCTGCGCCACATCTCCAGCGGATCCTAACTCTATGTTAAGTCCACGGTCTAGAGCATCACTCATATCTTGTTGGTCTGCTCTGTTTGTTATGTCAACATCCGATTCGCTTATTAGTCCATCGCGGTATTTAGCAGAAAGTATAGTACCTGAATCATATTGTTTAGGATCTCTAAAATCTGGCACGTCTTCGCCACGTAGTACGTCAACTAACCTAATGCCTGCGCCATAAGTAGATCTAAGATAATCTTCGTTTAGAAGCTTGCTATATTCAGCAGCCCGATCGTAGTCGCCATCTGCGTTTGCTTCATTCATATATTCTTGAATCTCTCTCTCGTCAGTACCGGCAAATATAGAATCAATTAACTCAGCAATGTTGCCTTCTGGCACGTCCTCTATGTCTGCTCGTTTGGAGTCGAATTCCTTAAAGTTATGAGATAACCTCTCCCAGTTCTCTGGAATCTCTTCTGGTCCAATTAGTCCATCTTTGGCTAGTTCGAATATATCATCATCACGTAAAGCGTTAAACCTCTCACTAGATATCCACGCATCTCCGTCTTCAGACATAATCCATTCGCTGAATCCGGGCTGTTGTGTAAGATCAGATATACCAAATAGTTTAGAAATAGACTCAGCTTTTTCTAAGTTAGCCATTTCTTCTTGATCTAAGAAAGGATTGTCGTTATCATGTCCTAGTAAAGATTGTAGAGCCGCATCTCCTTTTGCTCGTTTAGCCGCATCGAATGATCTAGCTACATCTTCAACGCTCCAGTCTTTCATTTGAGCGGCCACTTCTTGGTAATCGTTTAATACCGCAATTATCTCAGCTTTATTTTGGAGAGAACTGTCGTATAATTTACCATAGGTTGTCTCGCCAATCTGAGCAAGTACTGCATTTAACTGCTCTTCAGTATACGCCTTAGTTAGATCAAGTCCATTTGCTGTAAGTACTTCGTCGCTGATACCGGTCTTGGTTGAATATCCTTCAGCTGTTCTTTGTATTGCTTCGAAAGCCGCTTGTTGATCTTCAGCTGTGATCTTAGATTGACTAAGTGCTAGCTCATTATCTTCTATCCACGATCTGAACTCACCATATCGATCTGGAGGAAGTATCTTATCTCTATCTTCTGGTTTCGCATCTAAGTAAGCTTTTACTAAATCACTGATTCCTTCATCGCTAAGTAGTTCACCTACGTTAAAAGTCTCATCGCCTATCTTTATTTCATCTGCTATATCTATAGCTTCTACCGCAGCTTGTACTTCTGCTTCACTAACTCTAATACCGACATCACCTAGATCAGCCAGTTCTCGTTCTAGAGCGCGCCGTTCCATGGATCCAGCCGGTAGGCTAGCTATCTGTGCTTCTAAGTTAGCAGCTTCTGATGCGGAATCTTGTTGTAGGTTCTGTACCGCTTCTTCAAACTCAGGCAAAGTCATCGTGGAGGCGTCTTGGCCTAGTAATGCGGTAAGCTCTCCCATGTTGGCAAAGCCTAGTTGAGTAACATCCAATGAACCAATAAGTACTTCGTTTTCCAATGCCTTAGCTACTGCATCTCCAGTAGCTGTAGTACCATCTTCTAGTAGTCCAGTAAGTTCATATACCTGAGACTTCTTCAAGCCTAGGTTGTTGACTAGATTAACTAGCTTAGTATTATCGGGAGCTGCCATATAATCTTGTATAGCTGTCGTGACAGACAAGAGTTCATCTTGTTTCGAAAGTGCTGTTTCTGGATCATAGCCAAGAGCAAATGCTACAGAGTCTTGATTAACCATCTGGTCGGGGGTTATTGCTTGGAGTTGGGTGTCCTTAAACATAGTCTCAACTTGTTGTTGTACTCGTTGCCCTAAGGAACCTAGCCCTGCTATCTGTTGTTGTTTTGCAATTGCTTGCTGTTGTTGTTCTGTGGCTTGTTCTGGTCCGGCCTTGACTTGCTGTTGGTAAGCTAAGGTGTTTTCCTTTTGTACAGCGTCGCGTAGGATGCTCTGCTTTTGAGCAGGGCCGCCTGCCATTTTCGCTTGGTTAGGCGTGGCTCCCAAAGTCTGAGCGCCAAAAGGTGTAACAGGAGCTTGTACGCCTGCTTTGTTCACTTTCTGCATAAGGGTTTCTTCTTCTTCTACAAGTTGACCCCCTATATTTTTCACTACTTTAGCCATCTATTTTTGCTCCCTTTTGGAAGTTCTCTTCCGCAGACAATCTCTGCAATTTTTAGTAATTAAAGCCATAAAATTCCTAGTTTTTAGTAGTTAACTTGATGTAACGTACTATTATTATTATAACACAGCAAACCTAATAAGTCAAGTAAAAAATTAGGTTGTATCAGCTTTTTCTGGTAACCCAAACGGAGGCAACCCTGACACACTAAAATCCATACCCGACAGCCTGATATCTTCATCTTTAACTGCATTAACATATCTAAGCTGAGCATACTGCATACGTCTCCGAGAGAAGGATGAAGTAGCTGTGACTGATTTCTTAGTACCTTGGGTAAAAGTAAACGTACCCATAGTAGCCCATGTTCCATCTAAGTCTGGCTGAAACTCCAGTGTGGTCCCATCCATATCACCATATCTAAGCTGAAAGTGGCTGTTTACATTCCGAAGCACTTTACGAATACCCGGAGCACCGAAGTCAAAAGCCCGTGTAACTATAGTAGAAGTCACTGCTGAGGCATCATCTCTGTAGTCGGTTAGGTCCTTTTCGTCTCTTAGTTTAAACACTTGTCCGTTGGTAGATCCAAAGAAAGCATCTGTTCCCATGTTGGCCCAACCGGTAGCCGGATGGTTAGTATACTGTGTCCACGCGCCATACTCTTGATCTCTGCCTTCACGTTCATAGTCATATACCATTACGTACGAATTCTCAGTTCCAGTCCCACGAGGTACAGATAGCTTATATTGCCTGCCTACTCCAAAGGAATGACCAGTCATTATAGCTACTTGGTCCGTGTTGGTATCATCCTGCCATATCTTCTCTATATGCCTGCCCACATAACTAACAGATTGATTACGGTTAAGTTTATATACACCAGACTCATTTGCAAATATGATGCCATCTTTACCCGGAGCTATCGAGTAAGGTGCTGTGCAACCAATACCTCTAGATTCTATCTTTTGTATGCCTAAAGTATCTACATTTACTAGGTAAATACTCTGGGTCTTAAATACAACCAAGACCGAGGAAACCTGAGCACCTCCAAAAGCCGCCTCTCCAAAGAATGGTATGATGCCTGTTATCTCTTGGCCGTCACTAGAGTTTACGTCTATTACTCCTGTGCCGCCTGAGTCGTTGTAAGGGTCGTTAAACATCTCTGGATAGTTTTCATAGCTTATTGCTACTCTACTAGGAAAGAGCTTAGTTCTGGCTGATACGTCCTCTGACGCGCCTCTTAGATTGCCTTGTACGTATATGTTAGTATTGGGCGTGTCTGCTGGAGTTACTAGTTCCATTGTGGTCGCCGAAGGAGCTACTTGTTTAACAAGAAGTCTTCCCTCACCATATTCGGTTCCTGCATGAGCCGACATCCAAGGAACAAACGTAGAGGCTAAAGTTACGTCAGCAAGTGACATACTAGCGTTAATCGCTGTAGCTAGTCTCTTGGCTAATACTATATTAGTAAGCGCGTTAGCTGTTATGTTTCCATTTAGCTGTCCATAGTTACCATCGGTGCCTGTAAATACTGGGATATCCGTCTGTGCTGTGCATTCTACAAATGTATCTACATGTATAGCGTTGGTTACGTTCGCAGTTCCTGTAGCGCCGATATTAAAAGCAGCGCCGCCTTTAGTTGCTGACATTACAAACGTGGTCGTAGAACCTACTGTGATTACAAAGTAGACAGTTCCGGCTACAACATTAGTGAGACCAGAGATAGTATCAAATACAATCCTATCCCCAACTGCCAGACCATGTGGCGCACTTGTCGTTACGGTTTCCGTACCCGCATGCGCACTAGCGACTGCTACTGCTGCTGGAAGAGATACTGCGTTAGGAAACTTAATAGTAAAACTAACTGTAGTGCTTACGCTGTTGACTTGCCACCAGCCTGCAAATGTTAGATCGTTCTTAGTATCTACTGTTGAATGATACAAATATACCCAATCACCGGCCACTAAATCGTGAGTCTTAGTTATAGTAAATGTAGTCGTATCTCTAGTGATATCTTGTGTTGGGTCTATAGTAGTAGTGCTGCCTCCTGTAGATCCATTTACAAAAACATACCTAGCTACATTAACCATATCTGTAGTAGTAGCTGCACTAGTACCATCTTTTCTGAAAGTAAAGATCTTACCATCAAGATCGTCTGTATAGGTGGTTGATGCTGGGTCTTTTAGTATTGATATATCTAGTTCTTGGTATGATTTGATGTTGCCCAATACTAGTTTGTTGTTGATTGTAGTTATGTATTTACCACGAGGAGGCTGCTCCCATGCTGTACCTAGTTCTGCTCCAAGTAGGGCTGTGTTGACACTATCCAGCGTTGTTAGTCCATCATCTGTGGTGGTGTCTACGATATCTATGTAGCCAGAACCTGTGTTGAATTTAACATCAGCTGTGGATACTTTAAAGAAAGGAGCCGCTGTGCCTAGAGCAGTTCTATATACTTCTAGATCTAAGGCATCATGATCTAAGTGTCCCCAATTAGGTAGTCCTGTTAGTCTCATGTTTATCTGTCCAGCTGCGGAAAGATCAAAGTAGTTATCGTCAGCGCCTGTGGCTGCACTTGCTATGACATTATTGTTTACGTCTACAGCTCTTAACTTGAAGTAATATCTGTATCTAGCTACTTGCTTAAGCGATCCAGAAGCTGCTCCTGTAATAGTCTCTGTTGTATATACAAACTTATTAGTGTTATCAATAGATTTTACTATATAAACAGCACTGTCAACTGCATGTACTATCGTATCTCCAGCCGAAAACTGAATTGCTTCTCCAGTACCTACAGTAAATTTATTACCTGCCACTGCAGTTACTGTTGCTGCTGTGCCAGAAAGTGGAAGAGATGCCGTTGTTGTGTCTAGAGAAGCTGCAAAGCCCGGCTGCCATCTAGCTATACCTGCTTGGTATATATTGGTTCCGTCAAACTTCATTACTTCATCTGAGTTATTGGTGAAGTACATGTTATCTAAAGCCATGGTCGATCTAAGTGTCGGCTGAGCATCATAATCGTTGATGTCAAAGTGAAACTGAGTGGTTGCACTTACAGCATCATCTGTTGTGGTTGGAGCTTCTATAGGAATCCAACGCCCTACTACGCCTATAGCATCAGGTGAAGAATCATCGCTGAAAGTTATAGATTCATCTATGGTTATTGAAGTCCCTACTACTATGCTATTTATCCTAAACAGCCTAGTATAGCTGCCTATCGTGCACATATCTCCTACTACAAGATTTACTGTAGTATCTACTGGTATGGTAGCTCCGGTTCGTTTTGGGAATAAACTCGTACCTGTGGTCAGTACTACTTCTGCGGTAATTCCAGCTACATATACTGTAGTACTAGATGCTGACACAACAGTAGAAGTTACTGCGGAGAATGCGTTGCTAAGTATGATATCACCGGCTGCAAGGTTGGTCGTGGCCAGTGTTGTTATTTTGTCTGTAAAACATCCTATAGTACCTAGAGACGCTGTCTCGTCTTGTGCCGCTGTTATCGCGTTTGTGTTAGTGAGTCTAAGTACTACGTCGGTTGCGCCGTCTGTAACAATAGATGACAACTGAAAAGTACCATTCCAGACAGCATGGCTCATGCCGGCTACTGTAAAGTAATCTCCGGTATCTATCGCGCCTGTCAAAGTTTGACTAGAATCAAATGATATAGTGTAGTCAGCTGTAGTAGACGTAACATACGACACTGCAGTACATACGCCTAAGTTGTTAGTCACAGAAGTATCTGTTATCATTCCACGCGTACGCGTGAGTGTTGCTGTAGTCTCAAACAAAGGAGCTAAATTTACATCTGAACCAGAACGATCTTGCATACTTACGTTAACTGTTGGTATTAGATATGTTGCTGCTGCTTCAGCTCTAGTTTTGGCCGCGAATAAATTGCCACCGAGGCCAGAAATGAGTCTTTCTTCACTCGGGTTCTTAAATCTATCTATATGGGTTACATGTCCTGCTTGCTGCGCTGCGCTGCTATCATATAAACCAACATGAGATATGCCCCATAAAGTAAGCTGAGGATCTGTGTCGGTATAAGGAGCTGTAGTATTGGTGTTGGCTGCCACTGTAATGGTGTTAGATTCTACACTTACTGCTTCATAATACATTTCGAAGGAAGCACTTGCTCCTCCATTGGTTATAGTTGCTGTTAATGTATCTGCGGAGTCATCAAATACTAGAGAATCTGGTACTATTTCTGTAAATACTCCTCCTATATCTTGATAAATAGCGACAAAGTTAAATTCATCTGATGTACTTACTTGCATAGTAGTAGTTTCAGTGGCTATAGTTTTTGTGGTTGTATTAGCTAGTGGGGCTGCGATCAAGATGCTTTGACAAGCTACTCCGCTTAGCCCTGTTGTTGTGATTTTACATTCACCTGTAGTATTATTTACAGAAAAGACTTCTGGTATAAATCGTTCCCACTCAGAACCATTAGTATAGTAATGTTGAGCGATTATCTGAAAGTGGTTGAGGTTGTGGGTTCCCAGTGCTATTGTTTCTGTATCAGGATTTGATCCCGGTGTATAGTTAGCTACGTAAGTTAGTCCAGTGTCAGCAGCTTTGTTGGCAGTCATAACAAATATATCTTGAGCTGCGCCTGAGTTAGTATAATCAATATCTACGTCGAATGTAGAAGACTTAGCTACTTGTAAAGCATCTGCTAGAAAGTACGTATTGTCTCTGTCACTGGCGCTGTCGCTTGTGACTGTTTGAATAAACATATTATCAGTAGCGATACTATGCTCTGTCTGGTCTATATCTAGCGTGGCTGAAGTAGTCGCTGCCATTGTTTTACGAATGTCAGAGCTAAATGTGCTATAGTATTCTCCGTTGTCTGTAGTAGTCCAGTCTCCATCTTGTGCAGAAGAAGATCGTCCAAATACAACTATAGGTACTGCTGTCAACATACTTGCGTCAACAGAACCATCTAAAGTTAACTTGATAGAAGAGGTGGAAGTAAACTCCATACTAGTTATACGAATAGGCAAATAACCATAATAGCCTTGGTAACCCTTACGTTTGTTAAGGAAGCCATCTGAGTTAGATTCTACGTTAACAAGATCTTCTGAGTATCCAGTCTTTATGTTTTCTTGAGTAGACCTCGCATCGATTCCTCGTGCTATGTCCTTCTCTGATATTACTTGGTATTGATTCGCCACAAATATCTCCTAGCTAAGTAGTCTTCGTAATGAGCTACCAAGTCCTCGTGACCATTGGTTGGACGACTTGCGTACTCTGTGTGAACTTTCCCGACCTTTCCACATACCAGTAACTTCTTCTTCAAGTTCCTTGAGTTGGGCAAACTCAGCACTAGTATCTTCACCTTGTCTTCTGCGGAGTTCAACTACAGCATATTGTACAATATAGTCAGTGTAGGCTCCGGGTATCTCTGGAACACATGTTCCTTTAATGCCACAAATGTAATCGTCTTCTGTTATGTCGGTAGGCAGTGTAACCGCTATGGTCTTACCTAAAACAGTGGCTCTAGTAAGTCCGCTTGCTTTTACGGTAACAACCTTGGTTGTGGTGTTGATTGCACTGACCTGTAAAGTATTCTTTATTTCACCTGTAGTATAGTCAATAACATTTATCCATGCGTTGAATCCATCTGTAGTATCTACAGAAATATCATCGCCTAGAGTATCTACGGTAATTGTATCTGTGGTGCTGTCTGTATAAGCTGTAATTCTACCTTGTGACTTGACTAGATCTTCTGGTCGTTCAGAATACCATATTCTTACGGTTGATCCACCTTGAGGCTTTGGATATAGCTTAATCTTGTTCTTCTTGAGGGCATAGTAATATGGCCGGGCGACCTGAGAGTTCGACTCAAACGGAGTAGAATCATGAATATTAATACGCTTGACTTCCCACGCGATGCCATTTTCAACAATCTCTATTTTCTCCACTCGTCGTCCGAAAGCCTTAGTTGGAATATCATACTCTTGTGTACCGGCTGTAGTAGTGGTTGAGGAGTCTGACATTAAGAACAGAGCGTCATACTTTCTAGTTATGATGTTTGTGGCCTTCCTCTGTGCTCTGTTAAGCGCTGCTAGAATATCTGCGTCAGAAATATCTTCAGTGTTATTTTCATCAATTTGATTTCTTACTTCTGCTAAAATCTCATTTACGTTCATATTTTAGCCCCCTTCTTTAAGTTCTCTTCAGCAGATAATATCTGCAAGTTATCTAAAGACTTTTCAGTCTTACATTTAAAGCGAGCCTTCACTAGTATTTCGGAAATCCAGATAGTTCGTCTTCCTCGTCTTCTTCGTCTTCCTCGTCTTCTGGGAATTCTTCGTCTTCAGGAAGTTCTTCTGGAAAATCAAGACCTTCTAATGGAAGTTCTTCTTCTGAATCTTCGAGAGGCATATCTTCGTCGTCTGGCATATCCAAGTCCATTAGCTCACCTTTAAGGTTTAGAGCCGCTTCTTCTAATTCTGGATATTCTGACATTAAATCGTCAAGCATATCTTCGTACATTTTTGATTCTTTTGCATCTTGTGGCATTGCTGTCTCCTAGTGTTTAAATAAATATGTTAAAGCACCACTTATTACAGTGATGATTCCTGCTAATGTGATCTTTATAGAGCCCTTCATCCATTTGATGGCCTCTTCTGCTGCGCTAATACGGTCTAGATGTTTGTTTAGTTTGTCTTCTATCCTGTCTAGTTGATCATATAGTCGATTCACGCTAGTCTCCTATCCGCACGCCGGTGAACCATGTGTCATCATCGCCGTCATCAATGGCCTGACTAACATCATCAGAATCGATAAGAACCATTAAAGTAGCTGCGTCGGCTAGCCTAGCAATTACACTAAAGTTACAGGAAGCGTTAGCCATACTACCTCCAGCATATGTCCAATAACCATAGACCGAGGATTTACTTGCACTCTCCGCCAACCATATTTCTGTTTTAGTGGAATCAGCCATCACACTCATTTTAATACTACCAGTTAGATGCCATAGCCCACCCTGCCCCGCTGGTATGGTATAATCTTCCTCCGTAGCGTCCCACGCGATAGCATCATCGAATGCTAAGGCCCCTGTAGCTGCGAATTTAACAGCAGTAAGGGTAGTACCGAATACACCATTACTGTCAGAGTTCACCCTGAAACCACAATTGTTGTTTCTCTCTAGTACATGCCAGTTGGATCCATCACATTGAATTGTCATAGACTGATTATCTGCATATAGATAGGCAGTTGTTAATCCATCTATTCTTTCGTCACCCTCACCCTCAATAATACATTGTTGGGTTCCTGTGTCTACTTTCTTAATAGTAAGAATTCGACCAGTGTTAGCTGCCGCTGTAGGTAGAGTGACCGTTTTAGCTGTCGAGGAGCCTGTTGTCATCCCTACAGTTCTAATATTATCTGCATCAAGTACTACATAATTAGCTGCTTTAGCGGACCACAAAGAACCTGTCGCTGAAATAGCTGAGATAGAAGTGTCAACATAAGCTTTAATAGATTGTTGTGTAGCTATCTGTGAATTTGAATCGGAAGCAAGATCATCTTCATCTAGTACCGCTGTACCAGATATTGCTGTGTTTACTACAAGACTAGATACTGTAGGAGCCGTTCCAAAGACCAAAGCCCCTGAGCCTGTCTCATTTGTCATAGCACTTATTAAATTAGCCGAACTAGGTGTGGCTAAGAAAGCAGCCACTCCTGTGCCGAGTCCGGAAATACCGGAGCTGACTGGGAGTCCGGTACAATTAGTAAGAACTCCACTGCCGGGTGTTCCTAGAGCTGGAGTGACTAAAGTAGGAGAGTTAGCAAATACTAATGATCCTGTACCTGTTTCATCTGTCATTGCTGATATTAAGTTTGCTGAGCTTGCAGCCGCCAACCAAGTAGCTACTCCCGTATCCAGCCCAGCCACACTACCTACAGGCAGCGCCGTACAATTCTGAAGATCTCCACTAGCGGGAGTGCCTAATACTGGAGTGACTAAAGTCGGACTGGTATTAAATACTAACAAAGAAGAGCCGGTCCCATCAGACATGGTGGAAGCCAACTCTGCAGACGTTGTGGCTGCGAAATCACCAAGTGTATTACTGGTTGTAGCTACCGTTCCTGCTGTTGGTAGGGTAACGTTTGTTGTTCCAGATGTTGTAAAGGTTAGGGAGTTCGCGCCGGAAGTTATAAGATCTCCAGCTATTGTGAAGTCACCGCCCATATCTATGGATCGGGTTGTATCGTTAACTACTAGGTTAAGTGTCTTAGCCCCAGTTAGTGTTTCGTTTACTTTTAAATTTAGTGTGTTAGCATCGCCGCCTTTGAGGAGTAATGCCGTCTGTGCATATGTCTGGACACCAGTCCAAGTCTGAGCAAGACCTATAGCTGGTAGTGTTCCCGTTGCATTTGGCAGGGTAATTGTGGTGTCTCCACTAGGTGAATTGGAGGTAAGTTTAGTCCATGTACCACCTTGGTCCAGCGTAAGCGTGGAACCATCAAGTTCTAACGTTCCTGTTAAACGCATATTATCTCCAAAAGAAAGAAGGAGAGCCCGAAGGCTCGCCTAGTGTGTTACATTGCGCCGCATTT